ATTCATCAGATGTGTTGTATAACTTAATAAGTCTTAATAACTGGTCTTGTGTATATAATCTCATAATTAATTATTCCAGTGTTCTTTAAACATTGTTTTTGCTGGTTTTTGTTTGCCAGTAGAATCTTTTGAAATTCCGTTCCATGCTCTACCTAATAATCGAGCAGCAATATTATCGCTAGGCATTATACCTAAACGTCTTAAATCTATATCTAATTGTTTTAGAATTCCGTCTTTTTTCAAATTGTCTGTAAACTGAATAATGTTTTTTCTTTCTGCAGATGTTTTAGCATTTTGTATAGCCATTGATGTAATTCTTGCATTGGCTTCTTCTAATGACTTTGAATTAGCGACTGTCTGTCTCCAATCGTTTCTAAAGCCTAATAACATATCTAACTTTGTTTTGGATATATCAACATCTGTTTTTCTTAAATTTTGTTCTGCAGCTTGCAAACTAAATGTTTGTAATTCGTTAGCACGTCTGTTAGCGTCTGTGTTACCGGTTGTTCTTGCTATTTCGCCAGCGACCTGGGCTTGTCTTAAAAGAGCGTCTTGTTCTATAACAGTATTTTGTTTTGTTAAATTGTTAGCTTGTGCTTCTTTAACTTTTGTGTCAGCACTTTGATTCATTACACTACCAATCATAGATAAATCTGGTGTAGGTACGTTTAACTTTGGTGTGTCGTAATTAGTACTTCGAACTGGAGCAGCTTCGTTTGTTTGTTTATATATAAGATTAGGATTTAAACCAGCGTCCTTGAATCTTTGCATTTGCATTTGTGGACTATTATATTCGTTTTGCATTCTCCAATCTGATAACGAGTCACGTCTTTGAATATCATAAGAACGTTGAGCAGCATTTTGTTGTTGTTTGTTTGTAAATAACGTTGGTAACGTTGATGCCACCGCACTTCCTATAGCAGGTAAAGCGGCAGCTAATAAAGCTGGTAAAGGCATATTTTGTTTTTTTTGTTTTTTTTTGTTTTTATTTTGACACTTTTTTTTATTTGGTTTTGTTTACTCGTAGTGCGTCCTACGTCCTTCTTTCTCGTTTACTTTTCCAAATATATTTATTTAGTGTCAATAAACACTAATATATCAAGAGGTATTAGTGTTTATTACTGACGCGCTTCGCTTGTCTTGATAAATATAGCCATACAAGTAAACTTGTATGACCATATTTCTCCATTTTTAGATGTTTTCAACATCTTGACTTTGGATATCTTCAATATCCTCTTTTGACAACTTTGCAGTTGTTTTTTCTACTTTTTTGCTCTTTAAACGTTCTTCGATTTCGGCAAGTTCTTGACGAGCAGCTATTTCAAGTTCTTGTCGTTCAGCTAAATCGAGTCTACGAGGGTCGATTGCGTCGCCTTCTTCTCCTTCCCATATAGGTTGTTTCATACCATCTAAAGGTAAACCTTTAGCATAACGAACTAAAAGTTCTCTAACGCTTAATGTTTGGTCAGGTACTGTCTGGGAAGGTAAATTATTTACCTCACCATGACTAACAAATTCTTTTGCATTTAATGAATGTTTTATCATAGATTTGATTGTTTGCGCTCTAATTCAGAGCTTTTATACATTTTTTTAAATTGATATATATGTCTTTCAGACATTACTTTTTCTTGTTCTGTAAAACTGGAAAATTGTTTTTCCATTTCCAAATCTTTTTCTTTGCTTATTTTACCAATGTGTAACGCAATTTTATCCTTTTCTTGTTGATTATACATTTTATCTTTATAATATCTAGGCATAGCTATCTTTTTGCCATCTAACATAGGGACATACATACGATTTTCTAAATCATCTTTGTGCCATTTAATCATGTTTTTTGTTAAGTAATTAGCACCTAAACCTTTTGACATTACAGAAAATTCTTTTTGTCTGTCATCATTCCTATGAATAGGAATTTTTGATTCTTTACACATATATTTTAAGGTATAACCGATACTGGCAGCACTAACATCGCCAATATAATTAGTGCCAATAGCATAATTATTAAGAGCCCAAGCACGAGTAATGTGTTCCTTATCAGCATTATAAAGAATAATGTGATAATGCGGCCGCATTTTTGTAGAGCCGTATTCCCCAACGGCATAATATTTAAGTTTTTCATTTGTAAGTTTTCTTAACCTTTTAAAAAATTTTTGTAAATCTTTTTTATCTAATGTCATATACCCATTTTTTGTGATAGGTACAAAGGCAGTATCATAAGTTAAGGTTACAAAGAGAGCGGATTTACTCCGCTCTCCTTCTTTAACTAACCTAAACGACCAACCTGAGGTTCTGCGTTTCATACATGGGGGGCATTTACCACATGGAAAGGGTATATGTTCACCCTTTATAAGTTCTTTCTTATAAAATGGTGTTATACACCTAGTACTCATAATTAGAACATTGGAGTACCATATTTTGGCATAGGCCTAATAGCACGTATTTTATTTAATACATGACAATATAATGAGTCACCTTCTGGGTCTTCTACGGCAAATACACGTTTTGTAGGATTACATTCTACAAAAGTTTGGTTTAAATTAGGTTCTGTATCAAATATACGACCCAAATGCCAGTAGTCTAGGGTTGTTCTAAAATCCCCAGCCACACGACTTGGCATGTATTTATATTCAGCATATCGTGGTACATAACCAAATGTTTCGTTTGAATTACTAGTATAAGCATATAATTCATTTTTAGTAACTGGTTGTTCACCAATATTAGCAAATGAAGGCCAGAAATAATCTAAACTATCGTTTTTTAAATATGTTTTTGGGATACCTTGTTGATAAGCTGTTTTTGGCATTACTGACATAATACCGATAATGTAACCATGTTCTTCACAATAGTAGCTTCCAGCACGTCCACTTGATACGGCTATTCCATGACCAGCCATATTACCTTGTGGTGTTGTATCGGATTGACCTGTTTGTAAAACTTCACTAATTACAACTGGAGTTTTTACACCAGTAATATATTCTGGGCGTTGTAATCTTGCATCTGATGATTTAACACCAAAATGTGTTAAAATGTTCTCAATATAACGTGTACCGCCACGAGCATTCTTTTCTAACCATTCTTGTAGTCTAAATGCACGACGTAAATCGTTAATAGTAGTTGGTTCTATTTCTGCATTTGAAGTATCAGCATATAAACTATTTGCAGGTACATCTGTTCTACCACCTTGAGCAGCTACATTAACACTTGAAGGAGTACCATTTAATGATGTTCCATTTGAACTATTTAAATATACTGGTAAATCACCTTCTACTAAGCCGATAGGGATATCTACTGCAGCACCTTTTTGTGCAAATGGTAATGAAGCAGTAAAATAATCGTGTTCCCATGCTCTTTTACGCATTAAAGTAAATCGGCCTTGATTTGGTTGTTGTCCATCTGATAACTTATAATCAATTGGAGCAATTAAATTTTGATCTCTATAGTATTCATTGTAAATACACTGATACGCAGCTAATGGTAAAGCATTAATATTAGTATCTATAGAAGTATTATTTGGTGGTAAACCCATATAATCCAAAAATTTCTTTTCAGAAGGGGTTTGATATGTGTTTTGTGTTACAATGTAAGGGTATACTATACCGCTATTTGCGTCTGTAATAAACTTTTCCCAATTATCCCATAATATACGATTAGGTACAAAGAAATAGTGCATTGTTACGTCCATGCGGTGCATTACTGGGGCTACTAAAGGGGCAAATCGAATAAGCGATTCGCATGAAATGTCGAACTTGTCTCCTGGTACACATTCCATTGTTAAAATTGGGGTTAAATTACCCATGTCAGCTGATAGCTTAACATCGTGAGTTAAATCAAAGACATTCTTTTTTGGCTTTGTTAACTTAATGGAGTTAAATAAATTCCTTGCCATTTGTTTTGTTTTTTTGTTTTTTAATAAAATTTTTAGGCGGTGACTAACCGCCTTAATTTATAGTCTGATTCCGCCTCTACTTACATAATAAGTTCGGCTTACTTTACTTCTTCGGCCATAACCGCCCTTTCTAGATGAGCGTCGATACTTTGAACGTCTGCGCATGTTTTTGTTTTTAGTTTGTGATTAAAATATTTATATATTGCTTGTTCGCAATATGGTTTTAACAACTTTTTTTCTGATTCATCAGATGTGTTGTATAACTTAATAAGTCTTAATAACTGGTCTTGTGTATATAATCTCATAATTAATTATTCCAGTGTTCTTTAAACATTGTTTTTGCTGGTTTTTGTTTGCCAGTAGAATCT